AAAATTTTAGAACGAAAAAGAAAAAGTAGAAAAATAAAATCTGTATCTCGTGAAGATGCACTACAAAAAACTAATGACTTAAAAATAGCACTTAAATTATTACAGAAGAAACTTAAATCAATTTATTATACCAAAGAGTGCCAATTTTGTGGACAGAACTTCAAAGTATTAGTACACAAAGAAAAGTTGCTTGGTCTTAATGGTAAATATAAAAACAAATTTGGCAAGTCATATTGTAATCATAGTTGTGGAAATGGTGCATACAGAAGAAAAATATGGCAGAGAGAAAATGAAAAACTGATGAAGGAGCAACAATGAGTTTTAATAAATACAAAAAAAGGATTCCTTGGTTTAAAGGTAAAACCAAGAAAAAATTAAAATTTGTGTCATTAGAAGATTATAAAAAAATAAAAGTGCCCAAAAATAAAATACCAAAAGGTTATGTAAATAAGGCACTTTTCAAAGAATTATACTGTCAATACGAGTTAGGAATAATTGTTCGGTATAAAAAAGACGAATATGATTCTAAAGATTTATCTTATATGAAAAATTATTTGAAAATTTGCGAAAAATATTATGACTATGGAGAGTTAAATCATAAAAAATTATGGCAGGGAGAAAATGAAAACATTTTTAATTTGTAAAGATTGCTTAGGCAATGGCTATGTAAAGTTAGACAAAACAAAATTGACAACATTTGATAATACTAAAACTTGTACAACGTGCCACGGATCAGGACACAAGAATGACGATCGAGATAATATAAATAGTAAAGGTTTAGCTGCTCTAAACGATGACATAAAGTATTGGTGTTAATATGGCTAGACCAAATAAAATTAAAGAACCCACAGTAACTTATAATTTAAATATGCCTGTTAAGATGAAAGAGCAACTTTCTGCCATTGCTTTCTCTCAAAGTAAAAACTTGGGCTTAAGTATTTCAATTGCTGATATAATTCGAGGACGAATGAAAGAATATCTTGAGGATAGAAAACACCGCCTAGAAAAGTAGACATACCAATGTTACTATTAGGTATGGCTAATAAGTATACGAGAATACCTAACGAAAAATTGTTTGTAGAAAACTCAGGCTATAAAAATTATACCCATCTAAAAAATAGAATCATAAAAGAGAATCTAATTCCCTACGAGTGTCAGGTCTGTGGCAATAAAGGCGAATGGAGGAAAAAAAAATTATCACTTGTGCTCGACCATATAAATGGTGTAAAAAAAGATAATAGGCTCTCGAATCTCAGATTTGTATGTCCGAATTGCGATAGTCAGTTACCAACGTTCAAGAGCAAAAATATCAAGTATCAAAGAAATTTTAATCTTTCAGGTTATATTCCTGATATTTATGAATAACAGCTTATAGAAACTTGAATTGTAAGAGTCTATACTATGATAATGACAGATGATCAATTTGATTGGCAAGATTTTCTTGGATCAGAGGATTCTGAATTACTTGTCGATCCGAATAAAATGAATGGTTATGAAAGAACAGAGTTAATTGAAAGACTCTATGTTGATTATATTATATTAAAACAAGAAAAAACAACAAAACCAAAAATTATAAAAAATTATAAAATTATCATAGATGAGCTTATAAAAAATTTCGCTCACTAATGTCATCTAGTCCGCACCTATTTAAAATGATGGGCTTGGGTTTCACCCGGTCTATGATTGATAAGACTCTTGAGCCTGAAAACAAACTTTGGAGAGCCGTGGTCCTAAATGCTTTTGACGATACACTTATATCTCAATCCGATAGAAAATCTTCATTGCAAAAGATCGAAGCACACAATTGGATCATTCACGGCTCAAGGAACTACGAAATTGTTTGTGAGTGGGCTTTATTAGATGCCGATGAGATGAAACAACATTACATAAATGCTTTAAAAAGAAGAGTTATGTACTTTAACAAAAAACAATTAAAATGGTCAGAATACCATAGAATATATTGTCTTTTAGATCACGACATCGATCCTGATTCAAAAAAACAAATAAGACGAAAGTTAGATGTGCTTCGAGAAGAAATACATAATACTAAACCTATTATAATTTATGATACCATTTTAACAGAAATTTAGCTGTCTTCATCCGTGAAAAATTGCGTATGTGAACCATTACCATTGTTAAACACAATAAAAACATTGTTGTTAATTCCATTTCTACGCACCACCATATCCAAATGACCTGAGATACCATACCAATTAAAGGAGCTATCGGTGATCCATTACCATAAACATAGATGCTAATAATAGCGGAGCACGCAGCAAGGAACTCTAAAATATATAAATCCATAATTCATCATACATCAATATTACTGTTTTTCTATAATACGTTTACTTAGAAAAAAAAAATAAAAGTAAAAAGGTAAAATAGAGTAATATTTTGGGAAAACTAGGAAAATAAGCAGAAAACTAGGAAAAAATAAAAAAAGTTTTAGGAAAATTTTAGGAAAAATTCCTAAAAAGTAGGAAAAAATACAATTTTTGAGGCGATGCATAGACCTTTTTTTTATATTTTTATTTGTAAGAAACTATATTATAGTAATTTTGGGAAAACTGTGATAATTTAAAATAATATGACACACTTTAAAATGAATAGGTTTTATTATAGTCCGTTACCTAATAATTTAAAAATTGCAGAGAGTGAAATTGATGGACACGGAATTTTTGCGATGGATAATTTGGACAAAGGATTAGATTTAGGATCGAGTCATATAAAAGTTCCAATGATTTATGGATATGTCAGGACTCCGCTTGGAGGTTTCGTAAACCATAGTGAAAACAATAATTGTGAATTATTTATAAAAGAAAATTGGGATGATTATATTATTTTTAACATAATAACAACAAAGAAAATAAAAAAAGATCAAGAAATATTATTAAATTACGATAACTGATGCCAAGAAAACCAAACATATTAAAAAAAACAAATGAGTTGACACCGAAGCAAATGAAATTCGTTGACATATTAGTAGCCAATTGGGGTTCTATATCAAAGGCAGATGCCGCATTGCAAGCAGGTTATACAAGTGAGGGTAACGAAGGTAAACCATATGCTCTTGCAAGTAGGCTAACAAATCCTGATCAAAGCCCTCATATTTGTAGATATCTTGAAAAAAGATTGTCACAAGAAATGGATAAATATGAAAAAGATAAATTGAAAAGATATAAGGTCTTTGAAAGATTAAGAAATGGTGCAGAAATTAAAGGTCAATATACAGGAGCTATCAACGCAGAATACAGAGCAGGACAGATGGCAGGAATGTTTGTAGACAAAAAAGAAATTACACACAGCACTTTAGAGGGAATGACAAGAGATCAACTTGAAAAAAGGTTAGAAGAACTTGAAACAAAAATTGCAGATTCTACCAATATTATTGATGTAACTCCTGAAAGAAAATAAAAAAAAGCTTGCATCACATATTAGATGTGATATTATATAAGTGTGAGAAATAAATTCTTACACAAACAACGGAGAAAAAAATGGTAAGTAAAGTAAATAAAGTAGAAGTCAGTTTTGACAAGATTGACTGTGTTAGAGTAGCTAACATAGATGCAGATGTTGATTGGAAAGGTTATAAAAACCATTGGGACATATATGAGTTGTATGCAGGTCATTCTAAATGGGATGATAAAGACTCTGAACCTTGTCAAATTTGTGGCAGACCCGTTGATACTAGTTGTGAGTCTAGCAGAGATAGATGGGCAATAGTAACTGTTGAGGGTTGTGCTACTACTGCTGCTCATTTAGATGATTGCACTGATGAAAATGAGAAAAAGGTTGAATTGACAGGTGCTCATTTTTTAGGAACTTGTTGCAAAAACAAATTAAAGAAAGCTCTTGGTACTGAATGGAAAAATTACATTAAAAAGTGGAGAGCAACTTTATAAAAAATGGTCAAGGAGGAGTACCAAAAATCTCCTCCAATTTACGGAGAAAAAAATGAAAAAAAATAAAATAACAAAAGCGGTAGTAAATGGTATTGCTTACAAAGTTGAAGATGGCGATCTTTATTATTTAGACACCATCAACAACAAATATGAAATGGTAACTTACTTTGAAGATTTTTCGGAATATGAATTACATTTTTTGAAAAGAACATTACCAAAATTTAATTTGTATCACGGGGAGTATCTATAATGAGTAAAGTAAAACAAATGGCATTCGAAGATGAGGAAAAATATATTCAAAAAATAATTGAAGAGGGTGGAGACTCTCAACAAGAAATTTTAAATAATATCTATAAGAGGAATATTATATTTCACTCACAAGATCAAATTGAAGATATCATCTACTTTTATCTTGAAGAGAATAAACCTTAAATTACTTGCTTTGAGTATTAGTCTATTGTAAAAAGATTAAGTATGAAAGTATTTCTTTTTTTTGTATTCATCTTTTTATTTGCGGAGTTGTTAGCATATGGAAGATTGTATGATCAGCTCAATCAATATTTTGTAAACTGTAGGCTAACGAAAGAAATTAGAGTCGACCCTTTTTTTGGAGAAGATGCAGTTAAATGTTTTTACACTTGCACTGACAAAGTAGAAACAGTTATAACCTCACATAGCAACTATACTTGTTATAAAGAAATAGTTGAACCAAGAGGTGAAATTAGAGATTGGAGAGACAGAATAAACTAATATGAAAGAGTCAGAACTTTGGTCACATCTTAACCGAATACAAAAAACAAAAAACAATTGGCATCTTATGAGGATCGAGTCCAATACAATCAATGGCATACCCGATGTGAACGGGTGTATAAATGGTGTAGATTTTTGGCTAGAATTAAAATCAAAAGTGGTTAAGAATTGTGGTCTATCAAAATATCAAATAAATTGGCATACCGATAGACTTGCAGCAGGCGGTAAAGTTTTTATCTTGCTTTTCTCCCCTTTGGAGAAAAGGCTGAAAATTCTGAGAATTTTTCCAAGATGGGTGGGCGATGTACTTGATCCAAGTATCAAGGAGCTTGCATCCGCACCATTTAGTAAAAAAAACTTAGAACAAATGTTGTTGGATGTGATAAAAAAGCAAAATTTAACATAATGTGTATTATCCGACTTTATATTCGATGTGCCTTATTTAGAAGGCTCAAATCTAAAACCAAAATGGATCGTATTTTTTTAAAATTTTTGTCAGGTCAGACAAAATATGTTACTGTCGGTTGACAGTATAGGTTAAGTTGAATACTAACATATTAAAAAATAAAGTCTAGAAAAAAATGAGTGTAAAACAATATAAGGTAAAACTTTGTGATAGAAAATACATAAAAGATTTTATTGAAACTTGGCATTATTCTAAAAATGTAAATGGTCTAAAATCTAATTTTTGTTTTGGTTTGTTTAATAATAATAATCTTATAGGTGCTATGATTTATGGACAGATAGCTATGGCTAATGTTTGGAAAAAATATGTACAAAAAGAAAACCAGCTTATAGAGTTGCGGAGATTATGTTGTATAGATAAAACGTTAAAAAATACTGAAAGTTATTTTATAGGCTATACTTTAAGATGGTTAAAAAAAAACACAGAATATGTTAAAGTAATAAGTTATGCAGATACCGATTATAATCATCAAGGTATTATTTACCAAGCAAGTAACTTTAAATTTAAGGGAATGACAAATAAAGGTAAGGTCATTGTTTATAATAATAAAATATATCACGACAAAACAATAAGAACTAAATATAAAGGTAAATTAAAGCCATATGCAAAAAAAATTAAAGAAGCTTTAGATAATGGAAGGGCTTACTACAAAGATACTTTAGGTAAAAAAATATATATTTATGAGTTAAAAAAATGAATAATGTTGATTTATTAACAACTGACAAATTAAGACTAAAAGTTGAAAAGCTTTTTATTGAACACATTAAACTTTGTCAAGATAATTTTTTATACTTCGTGCAAGAGATGTGGGAAGACTTTATATGTCGTAAAGAAAAAGAACCGAGCAAATGGGGTCATCATCAGATCATAGCTAGAGAGTTTACAAAAATAGCTTCTGAAAAAAAAGGGAGGCTCATAATAAATATGCCTCCTAGGCATACTAAATCAGAATTTGCATCTATTTATTTTCCTGCTTGGATGATAGGAAAGAATCCTAAATTAAAAATTATGCAAGTTTCTCATAACACTGAGCTTGCTGTTAGGTTTGGTTCTAAGGTTCGTAACATTATTGATTCTCCACAGTACAAACAAATCTTTGGAGATGTAAAACTTCGTGAGGACTCCAAAGCAAAAGGTCGTTGGGAAACTAATCACGGGGGTGAGTATTATGCAGCAGGAGTTGGTGCATCTATCACGGGTCGTGGTGCAGACTTGTTGATTATCGATGATCCACACACGGAACAAGATTCAATGTCCGATATGGCGATGGAAAGAGCTTATGATTGGTATACATCAGGACCAAGACAGAGACTACAACCCGGTGGTTCAATTTTATTAGTTATGACAAGATGGGCTGAGGATGATTTGACAGGACGATTGATTAAATCACAAAGTGAAGTTAAAGCGGATCAGTGGAGACAAATTTCTTTTCCTGCGATTTTAGAGTCAGGCAATCCTGTTTGGAAAGAGTATTGGTCTCTTGAAGAATTAGAAAAAATAAAAGCAACTTTACCTGTAAGAAATTGGTCAGCACAGTATATGCAAAATCCAACTTCTGAAGAAGGTGCAATTCTAAAACGAGAATGGTGGAGACCTTGGAAGGGTGAATCAGTGCCTAATTTAATTCACGTCATACAAAGTTATGATACAGCATTTAGTAAAAAAGAAACTGCGGATTATTCAGCGATAACTACTTGGGGGATTTTTCATCCTGATGAAGTTACACCTAATTTAATTTTACTTGATGCTATAAGAGGCAAGTATGATTTTCCAGATTTAAAAAATGTAGCTATGGAAGCTTACAAATATTGGGAACCAGAAACAATTGTTATAGAACAAAAAGCTAGTGGTGAGCCGCTAACTCAAGAATTTAGACGAGCAGGCATACCTGTCATTCCATTTGTACCAAGTAAAGGTAATGATAAACATACAAGAGTTAATTCTGTTGCACCTATTTTTGAAAGCGGTCAAGTATGGTTTCCTTATGGAGAAAAGTTTGCCGATGATGTCATAGAAGAGTGTGCGGCTTTTCCTCACGGAGCAAACGATGATTATGTTGATTCAACTACCCAAGCTGTGTTAAGGTATAGGCAAGGTAATTTTATTGAGTTATACTCAGACTACAAAGATGAAACTGATTTACCACCGAAAGAATACAGGTATTATTAAGTTATGACAAAATTCAATCCATACGGACAAGCGGCTATTACAGGTTATTTAAGTTCAGCAAGTAAAAGTGCAAAAGATAAACTTGCTGAAGAAAAAGAAAGACGTAGAAAAGCGGTTGAAAAATATAAAGAGGAACGAAAGCAAAGAGATATTGAAGATAGAAAATCTTCTGATAGAAAAAAAGCTGTTTCAAAAAAAGATGATGATGAAATGAGTTTTGGTGAAAGAGCATTAAAAACTTATGAGATTCTAGGTGGCGATCCTTTTGGAGCATTCAAAGCTCCTCCCGCACCAAGCTTCTCGACCCCTGATTTACTTTCAGAAATAAGAGCAAAAAATGAAACCTTAAGACAACAAGGAGCAATGCAAAAAATGTTTCCTATGTATTTTGAGAAAATAGGTGCAAAAAAAGGTAAATTTGTAAAAACAAAATGTAAACTAGGAAAAAATAAAAAAACAAGGATTACTTAAATGGCAGTTGAAAAAGATAATACATTAGACGATAATCTTGATAAAGAAGATTCAAAAAAAGAAGAGATTGATGTAGAAGTTGTTGATACGCAAGCCGAAGCTGATCAACCACCTGTGGAAAACATTGAAGAACAGCTAATAGTAAAATTTTATGAAAACTTAGCTTCCGATATGGATGACCAAGTATTAACAAGAATCTCAAGTCAATTGATTAGCGATTATAAAAAAGATAAAGAATCAAGACAAGAGTGGGAAAAGTCATATATTTCAGGACTTGACCTGTTAGGATTTAAGTATTCTGAAGATGGACAACCTTTCAAGGGTGCTTCAGGTGTAACACACCCTCTTTTATCAGAAGCCGTTACTCAGTTTCAGGCTCAAGCTTATAAAGAATTGTTACCATCAGATGGTCCTGTAAAAACACAAATTGTTGGAGAAAGAAATTTTTCTAAAGAAGAGCAAGCTCAAAGAGTTCAAGAGTTTATGAATTATATGCTAATGGATCAGATGGAAGAGTACACACCTGATTTTGATCAACTTCTTTTCTATTTACCTTTAACGGGTTCTGCATTTAAAAAAGTTTATTATGATGATCTAATGCAAAGACCTGTAAGTAAATTTGTGCCTGCTGAAGATTTAGTTGTGCCTTATTATGCTACTGATTTAAAAGATTGCGAAAGAATTACTCACGTTATTAAAATGAGTGAGAATGATTTATTAAAAAAACAAAGAAATGGTTTTTACAGAGATGTGCCTATTATACCAAGCCGACAAGATCAAGATGAAGTTGAGGAAAAATATCAATCAATTGAAGGAATAAATCAACCCTCAGAGACGGATTATCAATTTAACATTCTTGAAATGCACGTTGATCTGGATTTAGAAGAATATGAAATAGAGGATGCACCAAAAAATGTAAGAGTTCCTTATATTGTAACAATTGATGAGGGTTCCCAACAAGTTTTAAGCATCTACAGAAACTATGCACCCTTTGATGAAACTTATAAACGCAAAGAATTTTTTGTACATTTCAAATTTTTACCGGGTTTAGGCTTTTATGGCTTTGGTTTAATACATATGATCGGTGGTTTGAGCAAAACAGCTACTGCGGCATTAAGACAATTACTTGATGCAGGCACTTTAGCTAATTTACCTGCTGGTTTTAAGTCAAGAGGCATAAGAATTAGAGATGAAGAGCAGCCTTTTCAACCCGGTGAGTTTAGAGATGTGGATGCACCCGGCGGAAACATTAAAGATCAGTTTCAATTTTTACCATTCAAAGGTCCTGATGCCACATTATTTAGTTTATTACAGTATTGCGTAGCTGCAGGACAACGTTTTGCGTCAATTGCTGATATGGCAATCGGTAATGACACACAAAATAGAGCCGTTGGTACAACAATAGCTCTGTTAGAACGTGGTTCTAGGGTAATGAGTGCCATTCATAAAAGATGTTACTATGCAATGAGACAAGAATTTAGATTATTAGCCAAAGTTTTTAGTACATATTTACCACCGATCTATCCTTATGCGACATATGGTGGAAATAGACTAGTAAAAGTGGCTGATTTTAGTGAAGAGGTTGATGTAATACCCGTTGCTGACCCAAATGTCTTTTCAATGGCACAAAGAGTGACTTTAGCTCAGACACAATTGCAGATTGCTCAAAGTAATCCACAAATTCACAACATAAGAGAGGCTTATAGACGAGTTTATGCTGCTTTAGGAACAAAACAAGTTGACACTTTGTTAAAACCTGAAAGAATTCCTCAACCACTTGATCCTGCTATTGAAAATGCAGAAGCATTAAGGATGGAAATACCAAAAGCATTTCCAACACAGAATCACGATGCCCACATTATGGCTCATAGTGCCTTTATGCGAAGTCGTATGGTTCAAATTAATCCAATGGTATACGCATTACTACAAGCTCATATATCTGAGCATCTTTCATACAAGGCTCGTGGTCAAGTTATTCAAGAAATGCAAAAAATGCCAGAGTTTCAACAATTAAGAGAAGTGAATCTTGAGGCTTATCAACAGATTACTGAAGCTATGGTTGCTGAACGTGTAGCAGTATTAACGTCAGAGTTACAACAACTAGAGCAAGCCACTGACAATGAGAAAAACGATCCACTTGTTCAACTTAAACAACAAGAAGTTGATCTTAGAGCACTTGATCTCCAAAGAAAAATTCAGGAGCACGTTGATGTAGAGGAAAGAAAAATGTCTGAATTTAGTCAGAGTCTTGATTTAGATAAAATGAAAAGAGAAGATGCTGAAGAATCTGCAAAAGAAAGAATACGAGTTGCTGATGAAAAATTAGACGTGGCTCGTGCAAAAGTAATGAAGGAGTTAGACAATGCCCCTGACGAAAAAAGGTAAAAAAATTATGAGCTCTATGAAGAGCCAATATGGTGCCAAAAAAGGCGAACAAGTTTTCTACGCATCACGGAACAAGAACCTTATAAAAGGTGTGGAGAAGGCTGCATTAGGTAAATCTTTTGGACCGCCACCAAAAAAAGGACCTAACTCTCAAGTTCCTCCTGTAAAATTACAAGAAGGTGGATCAACAAAAGGCGAAAGATTTATGAAATTTTTTGGCGAACAATTTAATAAAAATAAAGATAAAGTTATAAAAGAAGCTGTTACAGGTTTATATAGAAAAGATTTTGATTCTCGTTTTCAAAATTTAATGAATCAAGCAGTAAAAGACTTTGAAGCTCAAGAGGGAACATCTCCAAATTATGATTTGAATTTTGTAGCTTATTCACCAACTAAAGAGGAAACAGGAATAAGCACTGAGGAGACTATGGGTATGAAAGAGGGCAAATTAGTTGGTTGTCCACATAGGGAGATGGGAGCAAAAAGTGACATTAAAGGCATTTCAAAAATACAAGTTAAGGGAAAAAAATTCACAGGGGTGTTTTAAAAATACCAAAGAAAATATACTAAATGTAATTTTAATTTTACTTATCTTAGAAATTTTGATACATTCTGTCGAAGTAATAATTGATAGTTTACCATATTTAAAATGATCCAAGGCGACTCAGAAGAATATAATTTAATAACAAAACATATCAAAAAAATTAAGATAGATAGAGCCACGTTAACTTGCGAGATTGGTTTGCGTGAGGGGTTAGGTACAAAAACAATAATGGATGCGGTTAGGTTACAAGAACCTCGTCTTTATAAACACATTGCTGTTGACCCTTATGGTAATTTAGCTTATCAACATTATGACAATCCTGATAATATTATAGCCGCTGGTTATGATTCTGAAATGATGCAGAGGACAGTAACAGAATTATATAAAAATTATCCTGAGTTTAATTTTTTTCATATGACAGACGATTATTATTTTAAAACAATGGGTGAGGGACATCAGTTTGTTTTTGAAAAACAATTAATGATTTTTGGTTTGTACAAAGTGGTTCATCTTGATGGACCACATACAACAAAAGATGTATTGAATGAACTTGTATTTTTTATTCCAAGAATGGAGATTGATTCCCTTATAATAATTGATGACTATCAACTCATTAGTCTAGGTATTGTAGATATGCTTCTAAGGACTTATAATTTTAAAGTTGCTGAAAAAGGTGACAGTAAAATTATTTATAAAAAGGAGATATAATGTTTACAGCAATTATTGGTCCTGTCGCTAAGTTGGCATCAACTTGGATAGAGGGCAAGCAAAAAAAAGCTGAACTGAAATCAAAAGTTGAGCTAACAAAATTAGAGGCAACAAAAACAAGAATTGAAAAAGAGGGGACTTGGGATGAAAAACAAGCTGATGCAGCAGCAGATTCGTGGAAAGACGAAGCTTGGACTCTTGCGTTCATTGCCATAATTTTTGCATCCTTCATACCCGCACTTCAACCTTATATGAAAGAGGGTTTTATTTTTTTAAAAAACGATTGTCCCGATTGGCTCAGCTGGGGAATTTTGGCTTCGATTGCAGGATCATTCGGGCTAAAGAGTATTGCTAAGTTCAAAAAATAGATTAAAATGTACTCAGTGGACTGCGGTCACAATGACAACCAGCACTTCTAACAATGGAGATAATTATGTGGTCTAAACCTATAATTACAGAAATTTCTGTTGGTCTTGAGATTAACAGTTATGCCTGTGCTGAAAAGTAAGGTGATGGGGACATAGTCCCCTCACTGTTTAGGAGAATAATGTGTTATTAACTAAAAAATTAATTAGATTTAACAATCTTATTGTAAAAATACCTTCTGCTACAAAAAGGGTTTGGGACTTATCTGAGAATAGATGGGGTTACAAACTTGTCAAAGATATTTAAAATTAAAGATTGTAGTGGAGAAAAATTTTCAAGAAAAGTAAGGGTGCTTGAGTATAAGTCACCTGTGGTTTGTTATGGTAAAAAAATTTCACAAAGTAGAAATATCAATTGCAAAGAAGACAAAAAGAAGGTATAAACCTGTAGGAAAAAGACACAGAAAAAAGTTAGGACCGAAATCTAACCTTCGTAATTATGCTTGATATAGACACAGTTCGAACAATTAGACATTACATAAAAAAAGAAATAGCAAAAACTAAGGATCACATTTGCTATGGTATAGACAAACTAGAACAACTACATTATGCTAAGGGCAAGCTCAATGGCTTAGAGTCATTGCTACAGGATTTAAAAGACCTGCAAAATAGAGAGGATAATGTAGATGACATTGATCAAACCTAACAAAAAAATTGTCGTTCCACAAAACGATGAGGAAGAACCTTTAGTTCCGAAAGGTGAAAAAGAAACGGAAGAATATCTTAAAATTATACCAAACCCTGTCGGATATAGACTTTTAGTAAGACCATATCAACCTAAAGAAAAAACTAAAGGGGGTATTTATCTTTCAGAAAAAACTCAAGAAACTATTCAGATGACAACTGTTGTTGGTCTTGTAGTTAAAATGGGTGATTTATGTTACAAAGATAAAGAAAAGTTTCCGTCTGGTGCTTGGTGTAAAGAGGGTCAGTTTGTTATATATGGACGATATGCTGGTGCTCGTTTCAAAACTAAATTTGGTGAACATCGTATTCTTAATGACGATGAAATCATCGGTACTATTAACGAACCGAGGGATATCCTCGCATTATTCTAGGAGTAATTATGGCAGAAGAAAACAAAGTTGAACTTGACACAGATGATTCTCAGGAAACTGATATTCAAATAGAAGAAAAACAAGAACCGAACACAAAACCTGAAATCGGTGAAGTTGATCTTGGTTACAATGATCCGATAAAAGCCTCAGTAGAGGCAAAAAAAATTGAACAAGAGCCAGAGGACGAGAAAGAAGAAAAGCAAGAAAAAGAAGAAGATACTAAAGAAGATAATTTAAATAAAATATCTGCAAATGTTCAAAAGAGAATTGATCAACTTACAAGAAAATATAGAGAAGCAGAAAGAAGAGAGAAAGCTGCACTAGATTATGCAAAAGGTTTACAAAAAAAATACTCTGATGTAGAAAAAAAATCAGCCATTGTTGATGATAATTATGTAAAAGAATTTGATGCAAGAATTGATGCACAAAGAGAACAAGTAAAACATAATCTTAAATTAGCTATTGAAAGCAATGACTCTCAAGGTATTATGGATGCTAACGATAAACTAACAAGTCTTGCTGTAGAAAAAGAAAAGTCAAGAATTTTAGCCGAGCAACAAAAACAGGAAAAAGAAAAAAAAGAACAAGAATCAAAGCAACAACAAACTTCTAATCAACAACAACCGATTCAACAACAACCAATTCAGCAACAGAATCCTCCGCCACCAAGTGCGAAAGCTCAAGAATGGGCACAAAGTAATACTTGGTTTGGTCAAGACAAAGCTATGACAAACACTGCTTTTGGCATTCATCAAGATTTGATTGAGCAAGGGTTTGACTCAGAGTCGGAGGAATATTACAATGAGATTGACAAACAAATGAGGGATTATTTTCCTCAGAAGTTTGCTAATGATAATAAACCGATTCAAACTGTGGCATCTGCTGGTAGAAAACAGATGGGTCGCAAAACTGTGAAACTCACTCGTTCAGAGGTGGCTATTGCCAAAAAATTAGGAGTGCCGCTAGAATTATACGCAAAACACGTCAAAAGGTAGAAATATGAATGATACTATAAATAGAAACAGACGCACTACAAGGGATAATGATACTAAAAAAACAAAACCTTGGAGTCCTCCATCAAGTCTAGATGCTCCTCCTGCACCGAAAGGTTATGTGCATCGTTGGATAAGAACCGAATTTATGGGTTCACAGGATACAGCTAATGTATCTAAAAAACTCAGAGAAGGTTGGGAATTTGTAAGATCAGAAGAAGTAAAAAATACTTTGGGAGATCACGATTATCCTGTTATCCGACAAGGTCAATATCAGGGGTTAATTGGGGTTGGTGGTCTCGTGTTGGCGAGGATACCTGAAGAAATTGTAGAACAACGCAAGCAGTATTTTCAAAACATTACTGCTGATCAAGTAAAAGCCGTTGATAATGACATTCTGAGGGAACAACGACCAGAGATGCCTGTTAATATTAACAGACAATCTCGTGTAACTTTTGGTGGTGGACGTAAATCATAATTTTTTGATAAAAGCCATCGCTGTATTTGTTTAACTTAGTTATAAAAGGAGATAACATATGGCTAACGTAGCTGAAAAGTTTGGTCTAAGACCATACAAGTCGTTGAATGGTGCTCCGTGGAATAATGCCCAAAACAGATACACGATAAAACAAAATGAAGGTACTGCAATCTTTCAAGGTGACTTAGTTGTCCCAACGTCTACAGGTAATGTAGCTAGACATAGTGCAGGAACTTCCGATCACGTTGTCGGTGTATTTAACGGGTGTTTTTACACAGACCCAACAACACAAAAACCTACCTTTAGCAATTTTTACCCCGGTTCTATCAATGCAGATGACATTGTTGCAAATGTAATTGATGATCCTGACACATTGTTTCTAATGGATGCTGATGCAGCATTTACTAGATCAGAACTGTTTAAAAACTATTCTGTAACCAATGTAACGGGTAATACTGTTACAGGTATTTCAAAAGTTCAACTAGATGTAAGCACAGGTGATAGTGCATCAACATTTATGGTAATGGCAGTTGATATAAGCCAAGACCCAAACAATGATGATACCACTTCAGCTAATGCTAACGTTTTAGTTAGAATTAATAATCACTTTTATCGCCAAAGTGGCGGTCTAACATAGAGAGGTAAGATATGGCTATTTCAAGATCACAATTGGTCAAAGAGTTAGAGCCGGGTTTAAATGCTCTCTTTGGCTTAGAATATAATAGATATGAAAACGAACACGCAGAAATCTTCGTAGCAGAAGCATCTGATAGAGCTTTTGAAGAAGAAGTAATGCTTACAGGTTTCGGAAGTGCTCCTGTAAAAGAAGAAGGTGCAGGGGTCACATTTGATCAAGCAACTGAATCTTTTACTGCTAGATATACACACGAAACTATTGCTATGGCATTTGCTATTACTGAAGAAGCAATTGAAGATAATCTGTATGACAGATTAGCGGCTCGTTATACTAGAGCATTAGCTCGTTCAATGGCAAACACTAAACAAGTTAAAGCTGCGAATGTACTTAACAATGCATTTAATTCAAGCTTTGCTGGTGGTGATGGTGTGGAACTTTGTTCTACTGCTCACCCGCTAGCAACAGGTGGTGTATTTGCTAACGAATTAGCAACTGCGGCGGACTTATCTGAAACTTCATTAGAGCAATCACTTATTGATATTGCTGCTTTTGTTGATGAAAGAGGTCTAAAAATTGCAATGCAAGGTGTTAAACTCATTATTCCAAAAGAACTTCAGTTCACAGCGGAAAGAATTTTAACATCTCCACAAAGAGTGGCGACTGCAGATAACGATATTAATGCTATGGCTTCTATGGGAATGATTCCTCAAGGCTATAGAGTAAATCATTATTTGACAGATACTGATGCATTCTTTATTATGACAGATGCACCTAACGGATTGAAACAATTTGTTAGAAGCCCTATCAAAACTGCTATTGAAGGTGACTTTGATACAGGTAATGTTAGGTTCAAGGCGAGAGAGAGATATTCTTTTGGGTTTTCTGATCCAAGGGGTATTTTTGGCTCACCCGGTGCAGCTTAATATTTTTATTTTTTTTTCCGTAAAAGAAAGGGGACGAAAGTCCCCTTTTTTTTTACCAGATTTTTAATTTATCTAGTATTTTATCAACTTGATGATGGTATCGGTCTCCATTATCAAAAACCCAGTTTTCATCGTTAACTTTAAGTATCCAATATGCAATGATGTCTTGCAAAACTTGAACTTCTTTTTTATTGAGTTTGATATCTTTCATATCTTTCCTTATTGATTAATATTATCTAATTAATATCACATCTAAATGTGATGTCAACTAAAGTTTTATATTTTTTTTCCATCTATTAAAACATCACTATGTGTTTCTATAACCACTCTAGCTCCACAACTAAGAATTGGTTTATTATTTCCTCCGTATAATACTTTTGATTTACCAAGGATAGTTACTTCGTGTCCGTAGATATTTTGTTTACTTGTTTTGACTGTTATAACAGGTTCATTTAAATTATTTTTTAAATTACTTCTTATTTTATGTTGATTTATATGTATGTATTTTTTTGTCATTTTTGTCTACCTTCCCAAACATAAACAGCTAAACCTAGGATCATATAAATTAAAACTATTTCCATTTTTTTATCCTAAATAGGTTTTCTGCTAGAAACCTTTATTAAAGTTTCTTTAAATCCATTGTATTCGCCGTGTTTTTTTATTACTGCATTAAACTTAATAAATTTGTCTTTAATTATTTCTTTTTCATCATTATAGAAAAAATCAAATATTGAAGAATTACTAAATGACTTGATAATTTGATTATCTTTAGTAGTTAACGTCCACAAATATGAACCACCAAATGAATTGTCTATCCATCTTCTATCTACAAGTTTAACATCAAGAACCTGTTTTTCCCCAACAGTTCCGATATGTTTTAAACTATCTTTTTGTGCTTCTTTTTCAGCTTTAATTCTGTCCAATTCTTCTTTTCTTTTTTTATTATCTAAATAAGCAAATACACTCGCTACTATCCCTCGTGATTTAGCAACAACATATTCAGTTGATAAACCATTTTTAAGATTAATTTCATAATCAGATTTAGCATCAGATAAATCATTTTTAACAGTAGTAATAATTTCATTAATTTCTTTATCATTATTAGAAATCTTAGAAAGTTCTTCAAAAGAAGAACGAGCAATAAAATCGTCAACCTTTTTTTTGGTTGCAAATTTATCTCCAAGAGCATTTATTTCATCATTGGTAGCATCTTCATTTATTAATTGATACATACTTACTGATTTAGCTACTGAGATATATTCACCATCTTCTTTTACAATCTTTCTAACGATATTTAAAAATCTATTTAATGGAAAAGTGAAATCACTTCCTGAACCACCTACTTCAATGTTAGGAGAATCAGTATCCCAAAAATTAAAAAAACTTGGATCAAAACTTATGTAATGATCTTGACAATCAGAACCAATATAAACTAATTCATTGTTTTTCTTAAAAACAAAATATCTTTTTCTTAATCTTTTTTTATTACAGTGACTACAAGTTAATTTATGGTTTGGGGTTAAATCACCCACATCTTCTTTAAAACTTCTTTGTACCCAAATATCTTTACCAACTTTTTCAACAACACCTAATAATTCATAATCAGGATTAATTTGAGTTTGTGTTTTAATTTTATAATGAAACTCACAAATTTCTCTTCTTCCTCTTGAATCTTCGTGCATAGTTAATTTATATTCTTTACTAATTATTTCTGTTTTAGGCAGATTTAATTTTTTTAACTTTTTATTAAGCCTGTCTAAACCTCTTTTGAACTCACGATTTTCTTCAACTGCGATAGTCTTATTTAATATTATTTCTTTAATTTGTTTCATTTTTTATCCTTATTATATTATATATATCACATCTAAATGTGATGTCAATAGAATATTT